ACCGCCAAGCTCTCGGCCGAAGCCGACAGCGAGATCGAGCGGCTGGTCAAGGATGGCCGCCTGCGCGCCGGGGGCAAGCAGGAAGCACTCGTCCGCAAGCTGTACTCGACGAGCCCCGAGCTGGCCCGCGAGCAGGTGGCGGCGCTGGCGGAAGAGGAGCGCATCGCCCCGGTGGGCCCTCGCCAGAGCAACCCCGCGCACCAGGCCGGCGGCCAGCCCACCGATCCGACCTCGGGCGCCGGTGAGCCTGCCCCGTTCAACTTCCGTGCGGCTTTCGCCTCGCTGCCCGAGCACGTTCGCCTGGCCGCCGGCAGCCACGCCAAGAACCCCGAGACTTTCATCAAGGCCAATCGCGCGACCCTCGCCGAGATGGGCCTGTCCATCCCGGACCACGTCTGATCCCAAACCCTCGACCGCCACGCAAGGGCAGTATCCACAGGAGAGACCACCATGGCAGCACTCACCGCCGATCGGACCGGCACCGTCCGCGAAAACCTCACCGAGCAGCAGCGGATGCCCGTTGCCGCTTCCACCACCATCTACAACGGCGCGCTCGTGAGCTTCGATGCAACGGGCTACCTGGTTCCCGCGGCCGATTCCGCGGGCCAGGACGGGCTGGCGATCTACTACGCGCTCGAGGGCTGCGACAACAGCGCCGGCATCGCCGGTGAAAAGAGCTGCCTCGTGATGACCCGTGGCTCCGCTCTGCTGGCCAAGGGCGTCATCGTGCAGGCGGATGCCGGCAAGATCGCGCACGCGGCCGATGATGGCACTCTGGCGCTCACCTCGACCAATAACCGCCCCATCGGCAGGATCGCCCGCGTGGGCTCGACCACCGTGGCCGTACAGATCGGCTGATCGACATTCGGCGCCCCGGGTAACTACCGCCAAATCAGGAGCACAACACGATGGCTTTCACGAATAAGCAGATCCTCGATGCCGCCACCATCCGGTGGGTGGCAGATTTCCAGGCCGGCATGGCGGAGGGCCTCGCCCGCAAGGCCGCCAACCTCGACCGGCTGGCCAGCACCGTCGAAGGTGCCACGGTCATCACCGACCCACTCTCCAAGGAGTCCCGGATCGTGTTCAAGGAGCACGATCCCCGCCTCTTCCCCGACGAGGGCCAGGTAACTTTCACCGATCAGCCGATTCGGGAGATCTCCGTCAAGGCGGAGCACTTCCAGAAGGGCTGGGCCGAGGACCTGGAGAACCTCCGCATGCCGCTGTACCTCGACCTGCATGGCCAGACCGCCAGCATGTCGGGCATGGATGTGATGCGCGAGAAGTACCGCACGCTGTGGCAGCGGCTGCTCGAGGGCGACACCGCCACCTATGGGACGGCCTACGACGGCCAGTTCATGTTCGACACGGATCATCCGGGCGCGCTGGCCGATGGTACCTCGACGACCTACGCCAACCTTTTCGATCTCGCCCTGTCCGAGACGAACCTGGCGACGGTCGTGACCACGATGCTCGACTACCGCAACGTTTTCGGCGCGGAGTACGGCAACGAGATCGAGACCGGCGAGATGATGAATCCGCAGGGCTCCCGCGACGAGCGCCAGGTGCTGCCGCCCACGTTCCATCTGTACGTGGGCAACAAGAACTGGAAGACCGCGCAGGACCTGGCCGCGATGGCCAAGAGCGACCCGAGCGCGTTTGCCGGCAACTTCACCTTCAGCACCGAACCGTTCATCACTGGTGCGGATGACGATTACTGGTTTGTCCAGTTCTACGACCCGCGCCGGCGCCCCATCGCCCATATCGACGGCGGCAGCACGCTGATCCCGAGCGTGGGCTACGACACCGAGGCCGGGCGCCTGGCCCGCCGCGCCGAGTGGGTGGTGCGCGCCACCTGGGGCCACTCCTACAAGGACTGGCACTGCATGGCCATGTGCCGCCAGTAATCCAGCCTTCCACCCCAGAAAGGATCCATTATGCCGCAACTGCTCACCGTCACGTGCACCAAGCCCGGGTTCCGCCGATACGGCCGCGCCTGGGACATCTCGACCCTTGTCGAGGTCTCCGAGGATTCCCGCGAGCTGAGCAAGGGCAGCCCCGCGAGCTGCGCCATCACGCGCAAGGACCTCACCGATCTGCGATGGCTGATCACGACCCCGAATTGTCCCCTCGGGCTCCAGGACGCCAGCAAGGCCCAGGCCGAGCTGGGCGGGCTCCAGGCGGAGGCCGATGCCGTTCGCAAGGAGATCACCGAGCTGCGCAAGCGGCAGGGTGCTGAGGCGGAGAAGCTGGCGATGCTCCGCGCCGAGGCCGAGGACCTGGCGAAGGAGAACGAGAAGCTGAACCGCCAGCTCGCGGAAGCGAACGACCGGGTCAAGGCCGCCGAGGCCGCCGCCGCCGATGCGCATGAACGCTACGAGGACGCCAAGGCCGCCACCGCGGAGATCAACGGCACCGGCCGCAAGCGCGCCAACAAGGGGTAATCCATGCCCGTTGCCACGCGCGCAGACCTGGAAGCCGTGCGCGGGCCGCGCTATATCGTCGAGCTGCTCGAGGATGGCGCGGACCTTGCGGCGACCCTGGCCGAGCAGGACGCACAAGCGGCGGCCCGGTTGGCGGAAGCCCTGCAGGCAGGTGATGATCTCCTGTCACAATTCCTGCCAATTCAAACGCTCACCTCAAGTGATCCCAGGTGGAACACTCTGCGGCGCCTGGCCGTCGATGAGTCGCTGTATTTTCTCCAGTGCAACCGCACGACTCCGGCCGACGAAGGCGCGGAGATGCGCGCGCAGATTCGGCGCAGCGACCTTGCCCATATGCGCAAGCGCGAGCAATGGCCGGGGACGGCAGAGGGCCAGGTTTCCACGCGATCTCAGATCGTGGAGTCATCGAGTGCATTTGCATCGTCCAAGCTGATCGGATTGATCTGATGCCGGTCGAGGCTACGATCGACCTCAAGGATTTCGAAGATGGGCTGTTTGGCCTATCCCGCGCAGCCACTGCGCAGAAAAAGGAATTCTGGAAGGAGGCCAAGCCCGTGCTCAAGCGTGACCTTGCCGAGCACGGCAAGCTCCGCGAGGGCCCCGCGGGTTCCTGGCCCGGAGCATCGCAGGCCACGAAGGAAGCCCTTGCACGCCAGCGGGACAAAGGCGGCCGGTTCAAGGCCGGCGGGCGTGAGGGCAAGTCCAGGGGACCACGCAAGAGCGCCGGTAACCTGGGCAAGCTGACGCGCGCGTGGAAGAGCTTCCAGAACGCTGACGGGATCACGCTGCGCAACATGGTGGCGTGGGCATCCGTGCATAACGACGGCGGCCGGGCCGGCAAGGCCAACATACCAAAGCGGCAATTTGCCTGGTTCTCGAAGGATGTCGAGGCCGACATCACCGAGCGCTGGGCATCCCATGTTGCCGAAGGGTGGGACAAGTCCAAATGACCGCAACATTCGAATACGACAACGGCGGCACGGACGACATCTTTTCCCAGGTGGCGGATGGATACATCTCGCTTCTGTCCCCTCTGCATGTTGAAGCCGGGGAGGCCGCCACGCTGCGCGGTCCGTACCTGAAGACGCTTGCTGATATTCCGGGGCCCATCAACAGCGCCGAGGCTATCGACGCGATTCGAAGCGAGTACCTCAAGAACCTGCCGGGCATGTACGTGTTCCTGCAATCGGGCAACGTACTGGCCCGACAATTCAACGTGATTGACTGGCAATTCTCCGTCACTGTGTATGCGGTCTCGGGGCACGGCGGAAACCTGGTCTACGGCAGGTTGCGCACGCGCGCCAACGACACACGAAACGACCCGGGCGTGTACACGATGCTCCATCACGCGCAGGAGCTGCTGCACAACCAGGCACCCCCATGCCCGGCATCGGTAAGCTCGGTTCGCGTCGAGTCGGTGGATCATGTCGTGTTCTACCAGGGCATGACGATCTGGGCGATTCCCACAACCTTGCGGGTGAGCCAGAAGATCAACCCGTCCCGCGGCAGCGAGATCCTGGAAGAGGTACGCGCAAACCACGATGTGGATGGCGTGGGCAGTATCCAGCAGCAGAGGAGAACCCTTCTGTGAAGCACTACAAAACCGCACCCGGCCAGCGCATGCGCGTGGACGGTGTCATGGTGGACGACCGTCCAGCCGGCACCGCGCTGCGCGCGTCGAGCGCTGTGGCCGAGCATGTTCGACTCGGGCGCCTTTTCGAGGTGCCGCCCAGCGCTCCGCTCGAGGAGCCCAAGCCCGCGCCCGCGAAGCGGCGCAAGGACGGTGATGCATGACTTTCATTCCTGGCAGTGATCGAATCCCCGGCATCGGCCAGCGTGTCGTGCTGCAGCGCAGCCCGGGCGCACCTGGCGTCGATCGCAAGGTCCTCCTGATTGGCTACCGGCTGAGCACGGCTTCCGACCAGGACGACGACACCGCGGTGCGCGTGCGAAATCGCAATGATGCGATTGCTATCGGCGGCGCGGGCTCGATGCTCGACCTGATGGCCGCTGGTGCTTTCGAGGCCGGACGGCTGGCCCTCACCGATGATGCTGTCGTGGGCGCAGTGCCCGAGATCTACGTCATGCCCATCGCCGAGCCTGCCGAGGTTGGCGACCTGGCCGCAGAATACACGCTCACGCTTGCCGGCACGGCCACCGCGGCGGGCACGCTGACCGCATACGTGCACGGCCGCGCCGTGACCGTGTCCGTGCTCGCTGGCGACCTGGCCGCAGACGTGGCCGCCCGCGTCGAGACCGCCCTGGCGCTGCCCGCGCCGGATCTGTTCTACACGTTCAGCCGCTCGGGCGCGGTGCATACCTTCACCTGCCGCCACAAGGGTACGGCGGGCAATCAGCTCGTGGTCTGGGCCGACGTACGCAACGCGCCGGGCATCACCGCTGCCAGCGCGCAGACCGTGGTGGGCGTGGGTGATGTGGACCTGTCCACCGCGCTTTCCGCCTCGCTCGCGATCGACTTCGATATGGTCGCGTTGCCCCAGAGCGACAGCACGACCCGGGATGCGCTCGTCGCGCATGTCACGGCAGCGTGGCGGTACGATGTGGCTCGGTACCAGATCCCGGTCTTCCCGGGCGCGGGCACTGTGTCCACGGCGCAGACTGATGCACTTGCGCTCACGCATTGGCGCGTGACGCTGCCGCATGCCGAGAAGGTGGCCGGTGTGACCTTCGCGCTGGATCCCAAGAGCAGCGCGTCCAAGCTCTCGTTCGTGCTCGGCGCCGAGTACGCATCGCGGATGATGAGCCAGCGCGCGCCCAACTTCAACTTCAACGGCGCCAGCCTGCCGGGTGGCGGGCGCCCGTCGAACCTGGATCGGGATGTCCTCAATGACACGCTCTCGGCTGGCGTGGCCGAGGTCATCGAGGACGTGAACCGGCCCGGGCTCTCCAAGATCGTGGACCCGATCACGACGGCCTCCACGGACCAGACCGGCGCGACCAGTGCGACCGATTACACGTGGGCGCCGATCGAGATTCCGAAGACGGTCGCCTACATCCTCCGGCAGATGGACATTGCGCTGGCCAAGTTCTCCCAGGCCCAGGCCGACGAGACCACGCGGATCAGCATCAAGGCCGCTGCCCTGCGCGTGCTGCGCCAGGCGGAGATCGACAAGTACATCACCGGCGCCCCTGGCCCGGATGGCTTCTCGACCAAGATCGACAATACCGCGGTAACGGTGCAGTTCGAGATCGCGGAGGGCAAGACGGTTGCCAACGTGGAGCTCGATTACGCGGTAATCACCGGCCTCGACCAGGTGGCCGTGACCCACAACGTGAGCCGGGCACTCTGAGCCCAAGGAGCATGATCGATGTCCATCGGCAACGACAATCCGAACCCCATCTCTGATGGGGCGCAATTCTTCCTGACCGACTCGGCAGGCTTCCGGCAGCTCTTCCAGATCAAGAGCGCTGATCCCCAGATGCAGGGCGGCGTGACCGAGGAAGTGGGCGCGGGTGGCGTGCTGGGCTCCAAGCGACAGGCCGGCGGGTTCACCATCTCGGCGGTCTCGGTCGTGTCCCGCGGCGTGGCCGACGAGGCCGACTGGGACGGGCTACGCGACGATGACGAGTTCGTGACGTTCGAGATTCAGTACGTGGGCAACGCGCGCCACGTCTTCGAGAACACCCGCATCAGCACCGTGAACACGACTGCCGGCGAAGATGGCACCGTGACCCGCAACATCGCGATGTACGCCCCGCGGCGCAACATCGTGAGCTGACCCTAAACCACCGCCAGCCATGCCCCGGGCGGTAGTCCAGGGCATGGCGCCTAACACTCTCCTGCTCGCGCTCCACGCGCAAAAGAAGCCCCGCAAATTCACGTGCCCGCGCACCGGCCTCGAGCTGGAAGCGCGCTTTCTTCCCGGCCCCGAGGTGCGCGCAGCCCAGGCCACCGCCGCCAAGGAGTGGGGGGACCGCAAGATCGCCACTGCGCTCGACCAGGCTGCGTATCTCAACGTGCACATGGAGCACCAGATCGCGGTGGCCATCTTTCACGACGGCTCCCCGATTGGCCTGGAGGCCGCGCAGGAACTCGACGACCGCACCAAGGAGCGGTATGCGTCCGAGGCCCAGGCGCTCGAGGACGAGCTCAACCCGCCCATGGAGAGTTGGACCGATGAGCAATTCGAGCAGCTCGTCGAAGACGTGAAAAAAAAAGAGGATGCGCTCGCGGGGCACTTGAGGAGTTTCGACGCTCCCACGCTGATCGCCTTTATTTTTTATTTGGGCGCCCGGCTCTCGAGCTTCGAGACATCGACCTTGCCTTCGAGTTCCTCTTCGACTCCCAGCGAGGACAGCCCGGACCCGGAAACCAGCCGGCCAGCGGGGCAGATCTGCGCGTGATCAATAACGACTGGAACCCGAACCGGGCGCCAGATCGCGACTACGTGGCCGAGCGGCGCAAGGCCCGGGCCGCAAAGCTGAACCCCCCGCCCAAGCCAGGGCGCAGGGCGAAGATGTTTTAGGGGGCACCATGGGCCGCGCGCTCGATCTCATCCTCGGTGTAAATAACCGCAAGCTGAAGCGAGAGCTACGCCAGTCACACGGCGAGGTTCTCAGCTTCGGCAAGAGCGCGTCGGCCTCGCTCCGCAATGCGTTCTCGGCGGGCTTGGGCAGCTTTGCAGGCATCGGCTCTGCCGTGGGCCTGGCTGCCCTGGGCAAGAGCGTACTCGGCACCGAGGAAAAGCTGACGCGCCTGGGCATTCAGGCCGGCATGAGCCAGGCCAAGCTCGACGGCGTGCGCAAAGTGGCGGTGGGCGTGGGGCGCGAGTTCGGCTTGACGACTGACATGGTTGTCGATGCGGGCACTGCGCTTATCAACCTCGAAGGCGAGGCCGGATTCAGCGCGGAGAAAATGCGCGTGCTGGCAAAGGCCAGCGTGGCTACCGGCGCGAGCATGAATGACCTTGCCGGTATCGGCTTTGCTCTGAAAAACGCCTTCAACATCAAGGAGGCTGACGAGCTGGAGCAAGCGCTCTCCGCCGTCACGGCCGCGGGCAAGCAGGGCTCGGTGCCGCTCAACGAGATGGGCACGGTCCTGCAGCAGATCGCTACCAAGTTCGGCCGGGTTTCGGCAGCGGGCAAGGAAGGTGCCGCGGATCTCAGTGCTGCGATCCAGGTTGCCCGCGCAGGCTTTGGCAGCGCTGCCGAGGTAGGCACCGGCATCAAGGCGTTTATCGATCAGCTCGACCAGGCCGGCCCCAAGCTCACCGCCTACGGCATCCGCACGACCAAGATGGGCAAGGACGGCAAGGAGCAGCTCCTGCCCCTGCGCGACATCATCGAGCAGATTGGTGCATCCCGCCTCATGAACGGCAGGGGCTCAAACTTTCGCATGACGCAGGTGTTCGGCTCCAGCGAGGCGCGGCAATTCCTGACCACGCTCAACGACAACAAGGCGGCCTTTGAGGAGCTATCCGAAGCCGCCCGCAACGCCAATGACGTGCAGGCCGACAGCCAGGCATACCTATCCAGCACCGCGGGCCGCATGAAGATGGCTATCGCGAACGCGCGTACGGAGATGGAAAGCCTCGTCACCCCAGAGAGGCTAGAGAAGTTCGTCGGCATCGTGACCGACAAGCTCGTGCCCGGGCTGGAATGGGCCGTGGACCATGCAGAAGAGCTGGCGGCCGTGTTCGCCGGCATCAAGATCGCCCAGGCCAGCAAGGCTGTGTTCGGCCTCGCCGGCGGCATGGCCAAGGCTGCGAGCGAGGCCGGCGGCATGGCGGGGATGCTGGGCAAGGTCGGCGGCGGTGCGGGCGGTGTTCTGCGCTCGCTGCTCGGGTGGGCGGGGCCTATCGGCCTGGCTGGCGCCGCTGCGTGGGGGCTATACGAGGCATTCAAGGGCAGCCGCAAAGAGGCCGAGGGGCTCACCAGCGAGCAGCTCAAGCAGGCCGAGCTATCGGGCAAGCTGGCCAAGGGGAGCCAGTTCGACCCGACCGGCGAAGCGGCCACGGCCAAGGCCCGCGCCGATGCCTTGCGAAAGGAGGCGAAGGCATCAAACGCGCTGCTCTTCTCCGATGACCTGGGCGACCGGATCGAGAAGGAGCGCAGGCGCACCTACCAGATCCGCGGCGTGGAGGGCATGGAGACCCGGACGCGCGGCACGCTCACCGATGAGGATGTTGCCCGGACAAAGGAACTCGTCGAGGCATTCCGCACGAACCGCGGTGTGCTCTCCGGCGAAGAGAGCAGCGAGCTGGAAGCGCTGCTCAAGAAGGCCGGTATCAGCAAGGGCCCGCTCCGCGCCGGTGCCCAGGGCATCGAGGCCGAGAAGGAAGCCGCCAAGCTCGAGGCCAAGGCCACCGCGATCAGCGAGCTGGAGCGGCTGCGATTCGGCCAGGAGAAATTCAGCGCGCGCGGCGTGGACGTGGGGGCGCTGGCCGCGGGCGCCGGACTCACTGGCGAGGCCGCCCAGCAGTTCCAGGAGGAATTCCTGTCCCGCGCCGGTGCCGAGACCAGCGGGGCATTGCGCATCAATGAGACCAAGAACCGCCGCGGCAGGGTAACCGGACGATCGTTATCGCTCCAGCGCTCTGAGCTGGCAGTGGGCGAGGATGGCCGCATCGAGCGCAGGACGACCGAGGTCAATCCCCTGAGCATTGAGGGTGCAGCCGCGGGAAGCCAGGCCGTGATCGGCGCGCTTCTCGGGGCCATGAAGGCCGCGCGCACCGCTGGCGACGTGCGGCGGCGCGAAGAGGCCGCGTCATCCTCCGCTGCGCTCAAGGAGGCGCTTGCATCGAGCGAGCATGCCCAGGTTTTGCGCGAGGCCATGACATCCGCGATCGGCGCTATCACGTTCTCGATCGACGGCAACGCGGTCTTCTCGGCAGTACAGAACACCCCAGCGAACGGCCGCACGCCGGCCCAGTGAGGAACGCATGTCCCTGGTCTACCGATTCCAAGCCAGCTATGCGGGCATCCCGCTCGAGGTGCTCTCCTGGCAGATGTCGCGCGGTCGCGCAGTGATCGAGCATCGGCCCGCCCGCGGCAACGGCGCGCAGCTCTCAGACCGCGGGCGCCAGCCCCGGAAAGACTCGTGGACCGTGACGCTCACCGGCAGCGATGCCGACATCACCGCGCAGCGGGACGTGCTCCTGGAGCTCGACGGCTCGGGGGATGCGCGCATCGTGCAACACCCGCTTGATGGCCGGTGGGCCGCGCGCCTGATGAGCTTCACCGAGAGTGCGGGCGCCGATGGTCCCAGTTACCAGCTTGAGCTGATCGAAGATGTTGAGTTTGCCGATCGGGTCATCCGCAACGATGACGTGGATGACACCACCTTGACGGATGTAACGGTGGCCGCGGGCCGCTTCGATGCCGCGCGCGATGACCTGGTCGCCGCTGCGCCTGATGTCGCTGCATCCCTGCCAGACTCGTCCCGGGCTGTGGCGCTGGCCAGCTCGTGGCGCGTGGACGCAACGCCCACGCTCGCCCCGACCCAGGCCGATGCCATCGAGTCGGATGCGGAGGAGCTGCGCGGCACGCTTGGCGCGGGACAGAAGGTCATCGACCGGCAGCGCGTGCCCGAGGCATACGCGGCCGGCCAGCGGCTGCTCGAGCTGCGCGGCGCAGTCGAGCGCTACTCAAGGAAGCTCCAGCGCGTGAGCCCGCGATCCTTCGCGGTGGACGTGCTCGCCGATGGCCCTCTGATCTCGCTCCTGGCCAGGCTCTACGGTGGGCGGGAAGCGTCGCTCATCGAAGCGGACATCATCCGCACGAATGCCATCATCAACCCCAACCGCCTGAAGGCCGGCACCGTGCTGCGCCTACCGGCGAGGAGCTGAGGCCGTGGCCGCACCAGAGCATCAGGTGATCATCACGTGCAACGGCCGCCGGTTGCGTGAGCCCAACGAGTCGAGCATCGACCTGGACATCTTGCAGCCCGCGGATGCATTCAGCCTGACTTTTCCGCTCGACCTGCAGACCTGGGAAGCGTGCCCGCTCGATGGCGAGATTGAGATCCGTATCGATGGCACGCTTGTTTGCTCGGGCTTCATCGACTCGGTCAAGGACTCGGGCAACGGCTCGTTCACCGTGGACGGCAGGGACCGCACCGGGCGGCTCGTCGATGAGAGCATCGACGGCACCGGGCTTGCGGTCAACGGCCGGAGCGTGGGCGACGTGGTGGCCGGAATCATCGACCCCATCTTCTCGGGCGTAACGTTCTCGAATGCCGAGAACCGGCGCCTGATGCTGGGCCGCGGCAAGAAGCCCCGCACCGGCACCGAGCCCGCGCTGCTGCTCTCCGAGCGCTTGGCCACGGTGCAGCGCATCGAGGCGGGCGTGACGAAGTGGGAAGCCATCACGAGGCTACTGCGCCCCTTGCAGCTCCTGGCGTGGGGTAGCGCCAGTGGGCGGGAGCTGGTCCTTGCCCGGCCCAACTACGAGCAAGAGCCGCTGTTCACGCTGTACGAGACCCCGAGCGGCAGCAACGTCAAGAGCATGCAGCTCGCGCGCAGCAACATGAACCGATACAGCAAGATCGAGGTATCGGGCTCGGGCTTCCCGCCCGGCATTTCGCCGCCGCCGCGTGTGCCCACGTACCCCGGCGAGCGGGTGCCCCCCTATGTCTCGACCAACCGGATCGGCGTGGCATTCGACCAGGTCACGGATGCCCGCGACGGGGTGGGCGGTGACTTCCAGCGACAAAAGCGGCTGTTTGTACTAAGCGAGTCGCGGACGACCGAAGAGGCGCAGATCGAAGCGGACCGCATCCTTGCCCGTGGCCTTGCCCACTCGCGCACCGTGCAGGTCACCATGCCCGGGCTCGGCCAGCGGGTGGGCGGCGCGGCGGCGTACACAACCTTTGCGCCGGATGTCGTGGTGCAGCTCATCAAGGAGATCGAAGCGGCCCCCGGTGATGACACCCCAGCCGAGATCTTGAACGCCCCGTTCTACTGCACCCGCGTGCACTTTCGCCGGTCTCGCTCGGATGAGCAGACCGACCTTTCATTCGTGCCCCTGGGCACCTTGCTGATCTGAGGCACCATGCCCGACTATCGAAACGGCAGAGACTTTATCAGCGGCATTGCCGGCAAGGCGCGGCGAACGATCGTCGGCATGATCTCGCGGCGCTGGTTGCTGCTCACCGAGAGCACCGGGGACCGCGTGACCGCGCTTGGGCGGGAAGCGGATGATGGCTCGTTCGAGCGGGACACCATGGACATGTTCAGCCCGGTTGGCATCATCGGCAGGCCCGCGGATGATGCCGAGGTCGAGGCCGCGGTGTCGTTTATCGGTGGGGATGGTGCCCACCCAATCGCGCTCTCGTGCCTGGATGGCACCCGGCGAGCAGTGATCGACGTGGAAGGACTCGACGCGGACGAGGTCATCGTGTACACGTCCGGCCTGGTGCTCAAGCTCACCGCAAGCGGGACCATCGAGGCGCGGGCGCTGGGCGGCGCGGCGGAGTCGCTGGCGTTCACGAGCGCTTTGCAGTCGGTCAACGATCGGATAACAGCACTCGAGAACAACTTCAGCGGGCACACGCACGGGCCGGGCAGCTACTCCAACAGCGGGGGCACCGTGGGGGGGACATCGGGCGGCGCTGCGCCATCTGAGACGAGCGCCACGGTCGAGGGCACAACCGTATTCAAGGGCGGCTGACCAGGGTGTTGCACCCTGGCCCCCGATGAAGTACAGTCGCCACATGCGCATCCTACTTATATATATCGCCCTGCTCGTCCAGGGGTGCTACCTGGACATGGAGCCCACGCACGGCATTGACTCGCTCGGACACTCCGACGAGGTGGTGTCGGCCGCTCCAACCCCAGAGCCCCAGGTCGAGCCTACCCCGGCCCCCGTGGTCAAGACCAGGCTCCTCGGGATCATCATCGGTGAGCCGCTCGATGCCGAGGAGCATCGCCGGGAGAGCTACCTGGAGCTGATGCTCGAGCTGGACGACGGCAGCCGGACGCTCGTCCCGGCCACCGCGTGCCCCATGGACGACGGCACCCCGACCGAGTGGTACCCGGGACAGCTCTCCTGCTTCCGCTTTCCGTCTGGCATGGGCTTCCTGCGCGTCTTCGGCGACGGCGCCCCGCTCGGCTGGCAGTACATCTAACCCGCCCCACCGGCCAAACCATCGGCCACCCATGCCCGGGCAGTATCCCGGGGCATGGGCCTGTCTCTCCTCCTCGATCCCATCACAGGCGATGCGGTACGCGATGCAGACGGCCAGGTCGTCTACACCGACGCGCCCACGTCCGAGCTGTTTCTTGCGCTTGGTGTCCCGCTCGGCAGCTTCCCGGCTGACCCCGAGCAGGGATCCGAGCTGCCCGATGCGGTGGGCGGCGCGCAAGCCGTCACGCCGGATGTACTGATTCCCCGCGCCCGGGCTGCCCTGCAGCGCTTGGAGCGCTCCGGCCGCGTCACCGTCCGCGACATCCGCCTCGAAGGGGCGCAGATGGTCATCGACTCGGACGAGCTGGCCGCGCCGTTCTCGCTGGTCGTGAGCGACTGATGGCGGACTTCGAGATCCCCACGGTCGAGGAGGTGCAGGAGGCGGGCATCCGCTCGCTGAATGCAGACTTCCCAGAGCTGTACACCGGCGAGGGCACCCCGGCCCGCCTGGAGACCGCCGCCACGGCGCGAATGGTGGGCGGCAACCATGCCCATATCTCCGCCACGGCGCGTAACTACAACCCGCTTACCGCGGATGAGGCCGGCCTCGCCCTGTGGGCGGAGCTGCTGGACGTGCCCCGCAAAGTCGCGACGATCGCGGCTCGCTCCGGTGCACTGGAAATCTCCGGCACTCCCGGCTCAATCGTCCCCGCGGGAACGCAGCTCGTCCACCGCACGGGGCAGACCTTCGAGATCGCCACCACCGCCACGCTCTCGGCCGGCGGCCTCGCGCTGGCGGACGTGGAATCCATCTCGACCGGGCCCAATGCCCGGCTCATCGCCGGTGAGGCGTTGCGCTTCCAGGCTGCGCCCGCGGGCGTGAACCAGTCGGCCCGGCTCGTGCTGCCGCTCACCACTGGCGGCGAGCCCATCGAGCCGCTCGGCGTGTGGCGCGCGCGCGTGGTCCAGCGCTACCGGCAGCCCGACCAGGGCGGCAACCTGATCGACTATCAGGCATGGACGCTGGAAGCGTCGAGCGCTGTGCGCAACGCCTACGTCTACCCGGCCAAGCCCAGCCGCGGATCGGTGGCGGTGGCTGGCCTGCGCGAGGGCGAGGGCTCCGAGCGCGTGCTCAACTCGACCGAGCGCACGACGGTGCTCGACTACCTGAACACCCTGCGCCCCGTGACCGATATCGTCACGGTGCTGGAGACGGTGCCCCGCAAGGTGCACGTGGACGTTCAAGCATCCGTGCTGCCCTCTGGTGCGTTCGACTGGGACGACACGAGCGGCTACACCGTGGCCGCCTGGGACGCTGGCACGTCGCAGCTCACGTTTGATCCTGGCGTCCCCGCGGGGCTGTCTCCGGGCAACCTGCTCACCATCTCCAGCGCGGATCCCGATGCTAGCGGGGCGGATGGATTTCCCGCGGTTGTCTCGACGATCGTCTCTGCAACCGTCGTCACCCTGGCCCCGTACCTGGATCGCTCGCAGCCGTTGAGCTGGACGCCCACCGCGGGCGATGACATCTACGCATCGAGCACCACGGCATACGCCATCCGCACGGCCATCACGGACGGTTACACGGTGGGCTGTGGGAGCGCGCAGGGGGAGACGTTCATCCCCGGCATCAACCAGCTCGGGCCCGCCAACCCGCTCCGTGCATATGGCACCTGGGAATCCGATGTCACCCGGGCCAGGCTACAGGCCGCGGTGCTCTCGAATCCGGCATCGGTAGAGGTCACTGTGGCTGCGCCGGTGAGCGATGCGCTGGCAGTCGAGTATGCATTTCCAGATACCCACCTGGTCGAGCTGCTCACCCCTGGCCAAATCGTTGTGAGGCGCGCATGACCATGATCGTCTTCGACCGCGAGCCCGAGGGTACGCCTTACGACCGCACCCTGACGCTCACCGAGTGGCGGCTTGTGGGCGGGGCTGCCTACCCCACGACGCAAACCGGACTGCGCGCGCCGGCACGGACATTCGACGGCACCGCGGCGTACGAGGCCACGGACGAGGCCGGCGCGTTGGTTGGCGTTCGAGCAATCACCGTGCGTGCCCTGGTGCGCCCCGACTTCGTGGCCGGCGCTGGGCTGTCTCTCACCCTCGCGTCACGCGGCCAGGGCGGCCCGTTGGCGGCCGAGTCGCGAGCCTGGCAGCTTCGGCTCTCCGTTGCTGTGGATGCCCTGAGCGCTGATGTGCAGTGGGTCTGGCAGGACGAGACGGGAACCCCGGTGGTCTACAGCCTTGGAACCATCCCGCCTCTTGCCGCGGATGCCTGGATGTGGATCTCCGCCACGCGCGAAACCGTGGGCGGGACGAGCTACATGCGGCTATCCGTCAACGGCGTGGACTTCGCCGAAGTCACGGCCACCGACCAGATACCGGCCACGCCAGGGCAGCCCGTGCTCCTGGGCGCGCGCAAAACGGCGGCGAGCTGGGATCAATTCTTCATCGGCGACATGGAACAGGCCGAGGTGCTCGCCCACGCCGTGACACCGCTGCAGGAGCGACACCGAGCGCTGGAGATCCTGGAGCTGCCAGACACCGCGCTCGACACCGTGCGGGCGCACTGGTTCCAAGAGCCGGTGAAGCTCTACGAGAGCGTGTATGCGGACTACCGGCTAAAGCCCATCGCGGCCATGCAGGCCACGGTGGATGCATCGCTGCTGCGCAGGCAAGAGGCGCTCTTGCCGCCCGCGGCATACGCCGAGCAGCTTGTAGGCTGGGAGCTCGCCCTGGGGCTCGACCCGACGACCCCGCTCACCCTGGCCGAGCGCCAGGCGCGCGCCGCGAGCGCTATCACCCTGGCCGATGGCATCGGTGCCGAGTCGCTCCTGGCCTACGCACGGCGCGTGCTGGCCGATCCGACCACCACGCTGATCGAGAAGACCAACGATGTGCAGGTGACGCTCTCGCACACCATCGCCAGCTCGAGCACGGTCATTGCTCCGGCGTTCGAGCAAAGCGCATCTTTCGTGTTTGCCCCGGGCTCGACCTTGGATGCGGATGGTGACTTCATCGTAGAGGGGGACCCGTTCGAGTCCTCCGGCCCCACCGCGGGGACCGGCCGCATCCACATCGTGAAGCGGGATCCCGTCACGAACACATACGCGCTCGACGCCAATATCGAGAATCCTGCCCCGGTCCTGGATGACAACTACGGGTTCAGCGTGGCCATCTCCGGTGATACCGTGGTTGTGGGGACTCCTCGCAAAGAGGATGGCGCCAAGACGGACGCGGGCTCGGTCTACGTGCTGCGCTACGACGGCGCGGCATGGAACCAGGAGGCGCAACTCTTCGCCGGGAACTCGGGCGCTTCGGACCGCTTCGGCGACAAGGTAGACATCGACGGTGATGTCCTCGTGGTCGGCGCCCCCGGCGAGGACGGCAGCGGCACGGGCATTGATCCGGCAGACGACAACCTGGCGAGCGGCGCGGGCGCCGTGTACGTCTTCCGCCGCACCGGAACAAGCTGGGCACAGGAAGCCTACGTCAAGGCAAGCAACACCGGCAACGGCGATGGCTTCGGCGGCGCGGTGTCTGTCTCGGGCGACGTTATGGCCGTGGGCGCCAAGCTCGAGGGCGGCAGCGGGACGGGCATCAACCCGGCGAGCGACAACCTCGCGGCCAATGCCGGCGCCGTGTACGTCTTCCGTCATGACGGCGTAGCCTGGGCCCAGGAGGCTTACATCAAGGCCAGCAACACCGGGGCTGGGGATCAGTTCGGCGGCGCGGTGGACCTGCACGCAAATACCCTGGTTGTGGGCGCCGCGAACGAGGCAAGCAACGCCACAGGCATCGACGGCAACCAGGCCGACAACAGCGCTGTAGGCGCAGGCGCGGTCTACGTTTTCCGCCACGACGGCGCAGCCTGGGCCCAGGAAGCCTACGTCAAGGCAAGCAACACCGCGAGCACCGACAATTTCGGCGCGTCCGTGCGCCTTCGCGGCGACTGGCTCGTGGCCGGCGCGCCGAGTGAAGACAGCGGCATCGCCGGCAACCAAGCGGATAACAGCGCCAGCAACGCCGGCGCCGCATACCTGTTCACGCGCGATGGCGTGACGTGGGCGCAACAGGCTTACCTCAAACCAGCCACGCCGATCGGTGCGGAAAATTTCGGCGTGGCATCCGCCCTGGACGACCACGGCCATGTCGCGGTGGGCTCCAATAACGGCGCCGCGTGGTACCTGCTCGATGGATGCCCGCATGCGATGGCTGGGGTCCAGACCATCGAGAAGCTGCGCGCCAGTGCGGTCGAGGGAAACATCACCACCGAGTGGGACGGATCGGCGCTCGCCGTCAAGCCAGCGTGCCCGGTTGGCGATCTGCGACTGTCCCCGGGCAGTGATCGCGGCGGCATCGCCGACTGGGGCAGCAGCGGCGCGCTGTACATCGACGCGACGATCGAGATTGTCACCGGGGCATCGACCGCCGGCGCGGGCCTGATCATGCGTAACCCGCTCGAGGCGTTGATGATCTTCCCCTACCAGGACGGCGCAGACTACAAGATCCGCGTGGTCCGGTGGGACCGCGGATCGTTTGGCATCAGCTCGGAGTCATCGGCCGACGTGCTCACCATGCCCGCCAGCGCCACGTCCACGTGGCAGTGGGTCATCGACGCCAGCACGGTCGGAGCGTGGACCCTAAAGGCTGTGGGCGATGCAGACGAGGTGTCAGCAACGCTGCCGATCCAGCTCGATGCGGCAGCCACATCGACGGGCCTGGCCACCTACGGCCCCGAGTCGGGCGGCGACCCAGAGATCAAGATCCACGCGGCGCGCTACCTCTGGCCTGATTGGCCGGTGGCGTCCTGGACGGCATACGCGCCGGCCAGCACGGTGCAGGCCGACGTGGGCGCGGACCTGCTCGCCAGGCGCACCCGGGCCAGCGCGCGCGCGGGCTACTCACGGATCGATCGTCTGCTCGCCGATGACCCTGATGCCTGGTTCGACTACACCCCGACCGCGGCGCTGTAACCCGCTCTCCGGGCACGAATGCCACTAATAAGGAGTAGCCCCCATGAGCTTGCCATATACCCGTGAAGAGGACGTTGCCCCCGGCGGCGAGGTTACCTCACAGCTTGCTAACAAGATCCAGGATGCGATCATCCTCAACCGTACCGACCTGGAAGGCTTGAGCGGCGTGTGGACGCCAGAGGTCCGCATCGGAGCAGTGGGAAACGCGCCGATCACACTCACAGCATCATTTGCGGAGTACACGATACACGACTTGATGGGCGTCCTATTCGGCTACGTCACGTTTAGCAACACGACAGCAGGGACAGTGTTCATTACTGGCCTTCCGGTCGCGCCGAGCAACCGCATAAATCAGATCGGCGGCTCGGGCACGCTCAAGAATTTGGCAGCGTGGACCGCTGCTAACTTCGAGGTTCCCTGGACGTGCGAAGCGGACGACGCCGGAGACGGGAACATCCGCCTCTACAATCGCGAGACCGGCGCGTATCTGTCCAACAACACGGATGCCGGCTCTAAGACCATCATTTTTCACGCCGTGTTTTCTCGACAGAACATCGTCGTCTGAGGTTGTATGCCCATCCACGATAGCGCCAAACACAGAGCGTCGCACCCACTGCCCGACATCGACCGAGCGCAGGTGAGGGTCACTCTCGTTCCCTGGCTCAAGTGGGCTATCGGCCTAACGATTGGTGCCGCGGCCATGGCATGGGGTGCGAGCGAAAAGCTCGCGACCTACGCCGACCGGGGCGAGACGCGGGCCATGATCGGCGAGGCGCTCATCTCACCGGCAAACCCGTACGCGCACGACGCGCCCGCCGTGCGCCGCATCCTGGGCAGATACGACGAAGATCAGCAGAAAAACGCGGATGCGCTGAAGAAGATCACAGAGCTGCAAACCGACATCATGCTCGAGCTGCGGGTGCAGCGAGAGGTGGATACTCGGCTCAAGAAGAAGGATCGATCACGATGAGAGATAATAACTGCATCCGCGCCCCGCTTGCCCTCGTCGATGAAGGCGCCACCCTGGCCGCGCCCACGCTGGCTACCGATGGGCGCGAGGTACCCACGACCACGGGCGGCTACCGGCCCCGCCGGTTGGTGCTCGCCTTCGAGTCCGAGGATCCCGGTTGCACTATCACCGCGCCGGTGCTCGTGCACGGCTACAGCGAGGAGCGCTGGCGCTCGCTGGGTGTCCTCAACGATGGCGCAGCCATCAACGCAACGGAGGGACTGGAGATCGAAATCGTCTGGAACGGCTGCGACCGGATCTCGGTATCGTCGGCCGGTGTCGCGGGTGGAACCGCAACCGTGAAGGTCGCTGCAGTCGAGGTGCTTTGATGGCCACCCCAGCAGCCCGGATCATTGCGCAGTACATCGAGCACCACAGCGGCCCCATCGGCGGCACGTCGCGCGATATGCGCGTCGCTGGCAGCCTGGGGACCCCGGGCGTGTTCCGGTGGGTGAACGCCGGCGGCACCGTGGCGATCCTAGACCGCATCACCGGGCTCATCCGCGACAACACCGGCGCGGCGCCTGAGAAGTTCGGCGGGTTGGTCGCGCTGACCAACGGTGTGCTTTTCGAGGTCATCGACGGCACCGGCGCAGCGGTCAAAGAATTCGGCCCCTTCCAAAACAACGCGGAGTTCTTCTCACTCACCGCATCAAGCGTGCCGGTGCTCATGTTGACCGGCTCGGTCTTCATACCTATTCCCTGGACGCCGGGCAACAGCGGCATGGCATTCCCGCCCGGATGGGGGATCCAGGTGCTTATCCGGGATGACCTGAGCACGCTCGACGAATTCGACTTTTATATCCAGGGCAGCGCGTCGAGTACGCAGAGCGTGGGCACGGCGAGCCGCATCTGATGCCGCGCAACAGCATTGACAGTTTCCACACAGCACCATAGAAGGACCATCACAATGATTCGCAACACGATGTTTGCTATTCTGATCTGCATTATTCCTGCCGCGGCCATCGCCCAGCCGGCGCCCGACAACGTGGCCGACCTGGGCCAGGTGGTCACGGTCGATGATGACGGCATCGGCACCTCGCCCACCGTGCTCGACGCTGGCCCGGGCGTGGATGCCACGGTGCCCGACTTCAGTGCGGGCCCCGAGCTGCCCGAGCCCGACGCGGGCGCCATCGTCGAAGCTGCCAAGGGCGGCAAGTGGCGGATGCTGCTCGGCCTGATGCTCGTGGCCATGGTCTGGGCGCTGCGCCGATGGGGCTCGCTGCTGGTGCCGTATATCGGCGGGGACCGCGGAGGCGTTGTGCTGGCCCTGGGCTTACCCGTGCTCGGCTACGTGGGCATGGTGCTGGCCGGTGCGGCGGGCTTCTCGCTCGACGGCATCGTCTCGGCGATCACTATCGGCTTGACCGCTTCCGGCCTGTGGACGGCGAGCAAGCGTGTTGCCAAGCCGAGAAAGGCCGGCGCGTGATCGTGGCCGTGGTTGCGGTCCTGGTGCTGGCCCTGGCCGGCACCGGCGCGCTGCTCTCCAGCGAGGCCGGCAAGCGCAGGGCGGCCGAGCTGGAGCGCGACGCATGGCGCGGGCGTACCGAGGAGCTACTCGAGCGCCACGTTGCAGGCCAGGGCATCGACCAGGCCGAGATGGACCTGCTACGGGCCGACCTGGCCGCCTGCACCGACCGCGCCGCGACCGTGGGCCGCATCAAGCGGCGGCTGGGCATCGCGTCCCTGGTGCTGGGCATCGCGCTCTCGGGCTCATGCTCGAGCAAGGCCAGGCCCGCACCGCTTCCACCGCTGCCCGGCGAGGTGCGCAAGATGCCCGAGCCGCTCGAGATGTCCATCGCCACGGGCGAGGCCGAGGGCTGCCCGGCGCAGTGGGCGATCTGCCTCGACGACCAGAATGCCGCGCTGCTCGAGGTGTATCTCGGCGCGCTGCAGCACTATGCGCGACAGCTCTCGACGAGCTGCGCCACGAGGCAGCCATGACCGAGATCCTGAAGCAGATCAACACCCGGCTCAAGCACGGCGCCGGCCACAATGCCATGGTCCGTGAAGCACTGCTGCAGGCCCGGGCCTGGGAGCTGGGCCCGGATGCCGAGGAGCGCGCTCAGCGCATCGCGATGTATTGGGATGCAGAGCGGCCAAGAGCCAACTGGTGCGCGGCTTTCGCGCGCCACTGCGCAGCCAAGGGCGGGCGCGTGGCCCCGGCGCGTGGGCGGGCTGTGCGCGGCGCTCGTGGTGCGGGACGCTTCTACGCCGACACCGGCGCGTGGGTGATATCGCCCACCGATGCCAAGCGGTTGGGCGCGTGCCAATTGCTGCCGAGTCAAGAGCCGATGCCGGGCGACCTGATCGTCTGGCGGCGGGTGGTCATCGGCTGGCAATGCCACATCGCCGTGGTCATCGACTACGACCGAGACGGGGACATCTTGACCATCGTCGAGGGCAACACCCGCGTGCAGGATGGCCCACCTCGCGTCATGCTCCGCACCCTCCGCGGCCCGCAATGGCGCAGGCGCCAGGCCGGGCTCTACGGCATCGCCCGGCCGTCGCTCGCGCCATAGCGTGGCGAGCGCATGCGCTCGGTGTGCTGATGCGCTCGGCGCGGCATGCGCCAAGTGCTCGTGTGAGCGCTGGCCCACTGTGGCGCGCGCGATGCATGGATGGTCGGTCATGAAAACAATATTGACCGGCCTTATATTTGCCCTACTTGTGTCCTGCGCGTCGAGCGGATGGACACCGATCGCTCAATATTCGGGCACTTCCATCACACCAGATTACTTTCGCTTTGAAACCATGCTGCCCGCGGAGGATGACCCGCTGGGCGGAGGCTGGCGCGCGGTGTGCATCCGTGCCAGTGTGAGCCAGGGCGTTTCCTCCGGGGGCAAAGAAACGACAACATCGAAAATGACCTGTGAGCTGGAATTCGGCACCCCCATCACCCACCGGGACGGGCGCTACATCGACGAGCGCGCCGCCCAGGACGCCAGCGCGCATGCAGCGAACCGGGCCGCACGAATAACCGTGCGCACGAGCTACGGCATCACCGCGGCCACCTGTATCCAGATCAAGCAGCGAGCTGACCTGTTCCTGCGCAAGCAGATCGCGGGGGCCCGCGTCAACACCGGATGCACCACGTTTCGCGGTGCGCCGGTGCCGGTGGTGGACTGGCCATGATCCGGCGCGCGCGGTACGCCGGGCTGGTCGCCCACCACATGGCCGGACTGCTCTGGCGCTGGGCCACAGGGCAACCGCTCGGTTTGGTGCAAGGCTGGCACTCGACGATCGGCACGCGGCGTGAAGTGGCGCGCTGGGTACTGGCCGAGGGCTGGCGACAGGCCAAGCAGCGCGCCCACGCACGAATGTGACCGCGCGCATTGCCCCCTTGGGGCCGGCCATGGCATGGTGGCCCGACCATGCGGGCTAGGTACTTGCACTACATCTGGGCCGTACCCTGGTGGCTGGCTGGCGCTCTGTACGCCAGCATACGAGACTTTTACAAGCATTAAAATCAAGGTTGCGCGCTCTCGTCGCGCGGGTGTAGCGTCACCTGCATGAGGCTACACCACTGCATGATCATCGCCTTGATCGCCCTGCCCGCGTGCATCGCGGACGACACCCTTCCACCCGTTCGCTCGGGTGTCGAAAGCGAGCCCCCGCCAGCGGTGCAGCCCGCGCCGGTAGATACCCCGGGGGCTGTTGAGCAGCCTGTCTCCATCATCGCAGAGCCCAGCTTCACGGGGGAAGACTGGGAAGAGCTGAACGGCGCAGCCGTGCTTCCAACAGCCTGGGGTTACGACGGTCCTGGGGTGGCGTTCCTCCACGGTGACGCGCTGTGCGACGGAGGGGCCGTCCGCCAATCGGTGGCCATCCCGGATGACGCCGGCCCGCTCGTACTGCGCGCGGTCTATCGCGGGGTGATGCCGCATGCCGGCGGCATGCCCGCGATCCAGGTTGGTGCGCAATGGCATATGCTTCCGCGCCCATCGCACGACGGGCTCACGTGGTCGGAGGCGCGCCGGTGCCTGGGGACCCTCGGCCGGGATGTCGATGTCGTCGCGACTACTTCCCGATATGTCCCGCGGCACCCAACCACCGGCGCTTGCGTTGCTCGGTTTGACGAGTCGCTAGAATTCGCTGATGTCGAGATCGTGCCCGCCCGCGAGGCGGAATGCCCTGAGCCTGGAGAAGTCATAGACGGGGATTTCTCGTCCGCATTTGGCTGGGCCACGATCGTCGATGGCCACTCAAAAGCCATCAACCCCACTATCGGCACGCATGGACTTTTGAACTCGTCTGCTCTGCAGTTTCTGCTGTACGACAGCCACACAGGGGGGATCTATTCGCGGGCGCACGTGCTCGACGCGCCGTCCGCTGTGGAGTTCTTCGCGGTGAGTCCCGAGGGGCTTCGGGTGTCGATCACGGCCAACGGTCACCCCGCGGGCAGCGTGCGACTTGCAAGCCACGGGGACACATATCGGGTGTGCCTCCCCGAGTGGGCTCGCGGACAGGTCATCGACCTCGGGGTGCGTGTCGGCTTCGAGTGGGGTCGAAATTACAGCGCAAACATCAGACCGAACTCGCATCAGGGAACGATTGCCATGGACGACATGGCCATCGTGGCTGATGAACGCTGCCGCCCTGGCGCAAGCCTTGAGGAAACGCACTCTGGCACGCTTGGCACGATCGCGCTCGACGCCTTCGAGACGATCGCGGCGATCGATGTGGTGGACGCGCCGAGCGACGCCCAGGAGGGCCGGTCAATCCTGCGCGTCGCTCGGTCACTGGTCGTGCCGGATGGCGGCTTTCCGCAGTACCTGCGATCGGGCGCTGGAGTGTCGGCCGCTTTGGTGGTGCCCGCGGGCGATCGTGGTCATGGCCCCGCTGTAACGGCGTGGGTGCGTGCACCCACCGACGCACCCACGACATTGGAGATCTCAGACCAATTCAGCGTGTTCGCAACAGCGCAGATCGCTGCCGGACCGGGCTGGCAGCGCGTCGAGGTCTGCCTGGATCCCCTGCTGGCCGGCAGGCCAATCAGTGTCTTGGTGCACACGACCAACATCACCCCGGACACGAGCGGCCCAGGCGCGCTGATTCTTGAGGTGGACGCGGTAAGCACTACGACGCTGCTTGAGTGTTAGCCGCGCGCTAGAGCATCGAGCCCTGCCCCGGCACCATGCCAGGGCGGGGCTTTTTTGCGTTCAGGCTACCGCAGGCGCAGCACCGGAACCCCAGCGACCTGGGCCAGGGCCGGCGCGCTGCTCGGCGCCTGCGCTCCAGCGCTGCCGCCTGGGCCACCTGGGCCCGGTAGTCTTCCAGCGCGCGCTCGGCAGCCTGGGCCACGAGCCAGGACCACACCGCCCGGCTCACAGCCAGGCCAGCGGCGAGCGCCACCGCGGCGCCGGCGGCCACCAGGGCGGCAAACGTGGCGCTGCCCATGAACACACCGGCGAGCCCGGCCACGGCCAACACGGCGGCAGCCAGGGCCAGCCACGGCATCACAGCGCGCCCCCTGCGCGCCCGGGGATGGCCAGGTGCCAGACCTGCATCCAGCGCTGGGCGCTGTCGTCATCGGCCGCGACCAGGGCCCGGGCGCGGGCATGGTCGAAGCGCACCAGCTCGCCGTGCCCGAGGACGTGGCCGTCATCGTCGAGCAGCGCGAGCGCATCGCCGGGCTGCACGCCGTGCAGGTGTCCGTCCATTACAGCCACCCTTCCGCTCGTAGGGCATCCGCGGCGCCCGGGTTGGCGACCAGCGTGGCGCCAAGCTTGGCGGCGAAGTCGGCGAACCCAGGCGGGCGCGGGCGACGTGCCATCAGCTCCAGGTCGCAGCGCAACCCCGGGTGCTGGATGTACGCCTCGTCATCGAGGCCGATCGCGCGGTTGGTCTCCTGGCAGATTCCGCCGATGAAGATCTGAGCGATGCTCTGCAGGCCGGTGCCCACCAGCTCGAAGCGCGTGCCCCGCATGGGGCCCTCGGGGATGATGTGGAGGGGTGCGCCGAGCTCGGCGACCGTGGCGCGGGCCAGGGCCAGGCATGCCAGGTCGAGTGGCCGGCCCGTCGCCTTGTGCCGGGCCGGTGCGTGGTCGGTGGGGTCGATGACGATCGTGTCAACGTCCTGGCCGACATTGCGCCGGGCAGATGTGTAGAGGGTGATGGCCTGGTCGAGCAGGCGGGCGGGATCTTGGATAAACATCGGTCGGATCGTCATGGGCTGCATGGTCGGTCTCCTGGTCTGGGCGGGGCTTGCTTGCCCCTTATCCCCAAAGTAGTGGGGTGTCCCATCTAAATTGAGTTTGATTTCGCAAAAATCGTCACGGCCACAGCATCCGGCCGCCCAGGTGCCGCGGCACGAAGTCACCCGCGCACCGCGGGCAGTAGATGAGCACCTGCTCGAGGCACGGCTTGCACACGGCCACAGCCCCGCCGCACCGGGCGAAAGACTCGACCCGGGCGCTCACTTGCTGGCGGCACTCGTCGCACGCCCCCGGCCCCGTGGCGGGCGCTGGTGGGCGATATGTGCAGGCCATGGCCTCACGTCTCGCACTTCAGCCAAACGGGCCGGCGCCTTGCCCGCATGATCTGCCGGGCCGAGCGCTCCATGTCGGGGTCGGAGATGTGCACGATGCCGCGCGAGTTCGCCAGATTGATCCAGTTTCCGCGGTGCTGCAGCAGCACCGACCTGGCATCCTCGTCGATCAGCCCTTGCGCGCGGGCAAATTCGCGAATCGCATGCTCGTCCACGTTATCGCTCCCCCTGCGGCTTCAGCATCGCAGCCAGCGTGATCACTGCGTCCATGTCCCCCCGCTCCATGGCCTTGGCCAGCTCGGCGCGGGCGTCGAAGTGCAGCGGCTCGGCGGCCCTATGGTCATAGATGCCGAGAAAAGCAGCGCGCACCCCGGCATGGGCAGCAGCCAAAACATCGGCCTGCTCATCGGCGAACGCATCGCGGGCGACCTGTACGACCTGGGCAAAATGCGGGTGGCGCTCGGCCCAGGTGGCACGGCACGTGCCCAGGCCCGGAATCTCGTACATGCTGACCCGCTGGCCTTCCACCCTGCGCTGCACGCGGGCCGGGCTCCAGCCCTCGGGCATCACCGCGGTGAGCAGCTTGTTCAGCTTGGCGATACCGGCTTTGTTCTTGTGCCCCCGATCGAGCATGAATGCCGACCATGCAGCAAGCAGGTGCTCCTTTGCGATGCAGCCATCCGCAGGCCAATCCTGAGCATCGGGCGTGAGCGTGCCCAGCTCCAGGCGCTGCGCCCACCACTCCAGCTCGACCGGGATGCCCTGGGCGATCTGCTCGCGTAAGGCGTCGGTGTTGGGCGGGCGGCGCACGTCGAAGCGGGAAAGGTCGTAGTCGAGCAGGTAGCGCAGTAGGGCCGCCTTGCCGCCGTTCTCGATCTCGTTGGCCAGGGCTGCAAAGTAAACATGGTCCTGCTTGTGTGCGTCGCTCATGCGCAGCACGAAATAGCGCCGCTCGTCCTCGGTCGCGTTGACCACGTGCTCGTCGTTCGAACAGAGGATAATATGCATGTAGTTGGCCGAGCGCTCCAGCTTCCGGCCCTTCGCCTCGATGGTGAGGTCGCGGCCGGTAATGAGGCCCTTGAAGACGGCTTCCGCCTGTCGGCTCGATGCGCGCAAAGACTCCTCGGCCACCAGGACCACTAGCTTACGCTGATGGTCGTTGAACTTGCCGGTGATGTGGGTCTCCTGTGAGACCGACATTCCATGCTCGCCAAACAGAGCAGCAAACGCATCGGCAAACATGCTCTTGCCCGTGCCCTTGCCACCCTGGAGCACGAGCGCCACCTCGCCCTGGGTCGCGGGCTGCTGCACGCACCTGGCCATCCATCCCATGAGGTATGCAAAGTGCTCGTCGCTGGCGTTGCAGACGACCCGACGCGCATGCTCGAGCAGCAGCTCGCACCCGCTCGCGTCCTCGGCCGGGTCCACCGCGTAGCCCTGCCAGAGATTATAATCCTGCCCATCTCCGGGCGTGTTCTTCCATGCGTCCGGGTCGCTGCTCGGCTCGAAGGTCACCCGGTCGAAGCGGCGCACGCTGGGCCAGTTGAGCCACTCGGTCGCGAGGTTCGAGCGCTTCGGGCCGCGGGCACCCTCAACGAAGACCGGCACGTTGGCAAGCGCGATCTCCATCTCCTTCTTCACGGTCTCCGTATCGAGCACCACCTGGCCGTGCTCGTTCCTGCGCTCGCGGAAGATCGCATGACGCCCGCCGTAGTTCTTGACCAAAAAGTGATCGCGGTTGAGCAGCTTCAGCCGATCGAGCAGGTTGACGCCGGTGTCGGGCGTGGCGACGCCGGCGGCATCGGCCTCGGCAGCAGCGGCGGCCACCGCGCGCCGCGCGCCGCGGATCTGGTGGGCAGCCTCCGCCCGGGGCTTGCGCTTGCTCTTGCTGTTTATGACCCCATCGCTGATCGCAAAATCCGGGTCGAGGACCACCGCGGCCATCTGGTCATCCGTGAAGCCGCACCGCACGGCCTCGCAGAGGAATGCGTGCACCCACCGGCTCCTCGACTTGTCCCCGTCATCGAGGGGATCGGCCGCTTTGTCCGGGTCGCAGCCCTGCACGGCCATGGCCGCGCCGCGCTCGGACAAGCCAGCCGCGACCAGCGCATCGCCGCTCGCGAAGACCGGCAGATCGTCAGAGAGCTGGACCGCTGCGACCTTGGCCGCGGCAGCCTGGCCCACCGGTGCATCCGCCACTGGGAAGGCATCGGCGGGATGCTTGCGCTCCCAGTCCTCGAACACTATGACCGCGCGAGCGGGCACGCGGCCTGCCTCCTGCTTGGCCTTGTCTGGCCAGTTGATGGTGCCCGGCAGGCGCAGGACACGATCCACGTTGTGGCAGTTGTCCCCGCCCAGGGCGTGCGCCGCGCCGCGGTTCATGCGCTCGGCCGCCTCGATGACATCGGCATCGCCTCCCAGGTGCACCGGGCTCTCCAGTGCCCAGAGCACCTGATAGCCGCCCCCCGAGTCGATTACCGCGGTGGGCTCGGGCATGCCGTGCGCTGGCAGGCTGCACACCAGCTCGTGGATGCGCGCGCGCTCCTCGCCCACGTCCCGGCCCTTGACCGGGTCCACGTCAACATGGACGAAGGCCATCGCAGCCACGTCGGCCTTCATGGCCTTCGCCTTGTTGCCAGGCTGCGCCACGACGTTGACATGATAGTAGATGTTCCGTCCGCGGGTGTTCTGCCCCTCGATCCAGCTCTCGATGGATTCGACGTTTCCCGGGTGGAACTCGTGTCCATGGGGCAGCTCGTCCCGGGCGTCGGGCCTGATGGCCACCAGCCACCAGGGCCCCGCGGGACGAAGGTTGCGCAGGAAATCCAGCGCGTGATCGATATCAGGAATGTATTTGTCTGCCATTGTAATGACCTGTCCTCTCGCCTCTTGCCTCTCACAAACCCAGACTACCGGGCGCCTCTCCCGGGCTTGAGTCGAAACACGCTTTTTTAGGAGCGTCATTTTCGGCCTCAAAGCCCCTTCTCCGGGATCGTGGAGCGACTGGCAAGCGAAAAGCGCAGATTTTTTTCACCCGACTGAGAGGGTGTTTTGGTTACGCATTTAGCAAAAGCAAAGGATATATGGTCATGGCTATATATCGGTTTCTGATAGGTCTGCGAAAGGCAGCCAGAACCGCCGGGCACGGTTCCCACATGCCTATTTTTTCTTGCACGTAGGGCTTGCAAGACTTGCGCGGCCGTGAGACACGGAAATCAGGTTGTAGTACCTGACCGCTTGCCGCGGTATGCCTCGCCCCGCTCGGTGCCTCCCGAGCGGGGCTTTTTTTATGCCGGCGGCCTGGCCAACATCTGGCCAACGTGCCCCGGACCACTGGGGCATGTACGCGGTATCACTCCGCTTTCCGCTGCGCTGGATTCTTCACCATGAAGAACCAGACTGCTCGCGCGTTCAGTAGTCGAGCCGGTAGCGGGAGCGGTGTCGCGGCGCGCGCTTTTCTCGCAAGCCCTTATAATCAGTGCGGGTTACGATTGGTCGCACCACTGGGTAGGGAGTCGCAGATCTGGGGGTGCGGGGCATCGGTCGGTGTCTGCTCTGGCCAACGAGCGGCCAACGAAAAAACCCGCGGCAGGGCGCCGCGGGCGGGTTCTGGGCCTATCGGCCGGTCGCTGCGCCGAGTAGCGCAAGGCCCATCAACAGCGCTTCGGCTGCCACCTCTGCACGGTGCTGCTTGGTGACCCGGGCGAGGGCATCGAGCCGGGCGACCGAGTCACCGGAAACGGAGCACGTGATCGGCTCCTTGCCCGGCACGGTGCCCACGCTGGCCAACAGCCGATCCACGCGGGCGCGGAGGTCGGCATCCATCTCGCCGAGCTGCGCGAGCTGGTCGAGGCCGGCAGAGAGCTCGAGCACGTCGTGGGCCTGGCCGGCCAGGTGCAGCTCTTCGAGCAGCAGAGGGCTTGCCGGTGGGGCTGCGATGGCGCGGGCAAGGAGCCTTGTGCGGATGGTGGTGCGGATGGTGGAGATGGCCGAGTCGATTGACTCGGCTGGCAGGCCGGTATGGTTGTTTGTCATGGTCGCAGCGTAGTGCAAAACGCTGCGCCGGTCTCGGTCTCGATGGCCTGCAGCTCGGTGCATGCCTGGTCGATTGCCGCGCGGAGGTCATCCCACGACGCCAGCCGCGTGGGCGCGGTGAGCTTCTCGCCAGCCACGCCCACCCACTGGCGCGCATCGAGGTAGGCGCCCCACGCCATGCGGTAGCCCGGGGCACTCTTGGCCGCGCCAAGGGCCAGCCACGCCCGGTGCAGGGCATCGAGCTGGCGCGAGCGCTCGCACGCCCGGGCAGCCATGTCGCGGATCGTGGGGGCATCCGCATCGCTCGGGGCGGGGGGCTTGGCCGGCGCGTGCTCCAGGCCCAGCTCCACCAGGCGCAGCAGGGTCTCGGACCGCGTACCCAGGCGCCAGCGCTTGCGCAGCGCTTCCACGCGGTCCAGGGTGGCCGGCGGCAGGCTGGTGGAGGTCGATACGCGGCGGGCGGGCTTGCGTGGCCTGCCGGTCTTCCTGGGGGCTGTGGCGGTCATCAGCAGCCCCCGCGCTCGGAGTCGTAGCGGTCGAGCAGCGCGGTTGCTGTGTCGATGCCGTTGTTGCTCGCGATCATGTCGCGGGCGGCCAGCGTCTCGGCCACCATCGTTCGAGCCCCGTCCCGGGCCCAGGGCTGCCAAAGCGCGGTGCCCAGGGCATGCGCCAGGGTGTCGAGGTGCACCACCGCGAAAAGCGGATCGGCGGCGTGGTGACGGATGGTCTCGTGGATCTGGTGCTGGTACTCGGACAGGTTCATCGCTGGTTCTCCGTGCCCTTGGGCCAGTCGCGGCATGCGCGGCGGGCGGCTTCCTTCTTGGCATCTCGGTGGCGCTTGTTGCGGCGGCGCATCCGGTCGAGGTCCGCGCCGGGGATGGGTGGGCTGTAGGGCTTGGGCCGCATGGTCGTGGTCCTGGGGTGATGGGCAGCCCAGCGCGGGCCGGGCTGCCCGGGTTGTTGGCTATGCGTCGATCTCGGCCTGGATGACATCCTGCAGGCCCACCAGCTCCTTGACGATCGCGCCCATGCCACGGGCCCGGGCGCGCTGCTCGCGGGCATCGTCGAGCATCCCGGCACCCTCGAACAGCTTTGCGCTGGCCTCGTTCAGGCGCATGCGGCGCTCGGTGGCATGGCGGGCGGCGATGATGTTGGTGATCTGGTCCTGCTTCTCGGTGGCCGTGTTCGTGTTGTCCATGTTTTCAAGCTACGCGCGGCCGATGTATTTAGCAAGTGCTAAAGTGCATTGGTTTTGTGGTCGCTAAAGTGGGGGTGTCACAGGGCGTCGTGGCGCCCTAGCCTGCTGTCACAGCCCAGACACATCCCTGTGCGCACGGCCTGTCGAGGCGGATGCCCAGAGCATGCACCGTTCGGCAGTGCTGGGGTGTGACAATCGGGCTAAGCTGTGACAGGGGTGTGACAGGGATAAGCCTATGAAACTTCTCTATAAAACATCTACTGTCACAACTGACACACCTGTCACACCCATATACACTACACGTGAGAGACGAGGTGTAGTTACATGTATGCAGATCGTACGTGTATTGCTATAGGCGATTTGGATCGAGGATGTGACAGTGTGACAGGCGCCGAAAATCGCTGAATGCTGAGCGATTACCTGGGCTTGTGCTGTCACGGGGGGTGTCACAGCGTCACAGCGCCGCGCTGGTGAGTGTTGCGGCTGGCTGACGCGCCCGCGCGCCACTCGACGAGGCCGGGACGCTCGACCGCCAGCATCAGCTCGACCGCGTAGGCCAGCGCGGCGCAGGGTGCGGCGGGTGGGCATCCACACACCCAGCGAAAAAAGTGCAAACGCTGGTCGTTTTTGGTTGACATCCCGACCCTAACCCACCACAAGGGGATCAGGTGCCGGGCAAGTGTCGGAATATATTATTGATTCCCGGAATCGTCCGGGGCCCAGCGTCCGGCGATGCTCGCGCGCAGCCTGCGCAGGTGTTCGGCAGCTTGGGCCAGGTCATCGTCCCCGGTTTCCTCGGCCACGCCTTGCACCAGATAGGTAGCCTGGTCCAGCTCCCGCACCTGCTCGGCCTGCCTCTGGGCCTTGCCCTGCATGCCGTTGCCTCCAAGCCACGCTTGGATAGCGTCCAGATCGCCGAAGTACACGCGCCCGCGGCGCACGAGCAGCCCCTGCTCGACCAGGAGCGGGACGCGGTCCATCCACCAATACCGCGAAACGCCGGTAGCTGCTGCGAGACTACGAAGGTTGATTTTGGTCGGGGCGGCCATATCCCCCGTTAGTGGCTTTGGGTTCGAAAAGCGAGGTTTGTTTTACGCATGAGTGCATCCATACACGTCCTGAAGCCCGAGACGGTCGATGATTGCGCGCCCGGCGGCAAGTGCCACGTGCGGCCATGTCCATGGGTGCGCTGCAAGTACCATTTGCTGATTCAACAGTACGACAGCGGTGGTGTGTATGCTTGGCGCTCGGCCGACGAGCGAGGCCCGGGCAAGAACCCGGACGTGCTCCGCGACCAGGTATCGAGCACCGAGATCGAGCTCCAGCGCGAGCTTATCGACCGCTTGCGCGGGATGCCGTACTCGTGCGCGCTCGATGTGGTGCGTGATGAGCTGCAGGCCAAGCCCGCGGGGGATGCCCTGGGCATTGGCACGTTCGAGCTACGGACCCTCGCGCGGCAGGGGATCGACGAGATCCGCAAGGAGATGGGCAATGGACAGTAATGCAGCACAGGATCTGATGGCGAGGATGTCTACCTCCATCCGCGGCACGGCTGAAAGCCTGGCTCGTCGATGCCCTGGGCTCGATGCCGATGACCTGGCCCAGGACGGGATGCTTGCAGCCTTCCAGGCAATTGATGCATACGCGCCGGCGCAGGGCGCGATCGAGGCGCTGCTGTGGACCGCAGCAAAGAATGCGATGCTTACCTCAATCGAGGCAAGCCAGGGACCCATTCGGTCGCGCAAGCGCAACGATGCCAGCCGTGGCTTGCGGCCTATCTCCTCGGGGTCCGCTATCTCCTGGGCGAACGCGCCAGATCCCGACGAGCTACCAACACAGGCCATCAGCGCCGATGACCTGGCCGAGGGCATCGACGACCTTGCGCGCATGGTCCGCGTTGATGCTGCGCTTTCATCCCTACCGCGGCGCAAGGAAGTAGCTGTCCGTGTGGCCATGAGGGTGCTACCTCGCGCGGGCACGCGGATCACGTTTGGCGCGACTGGGCATGCCGTGCATGACGCTCGTCTCGTGCAGCTCGAGGCGCGTGCGCTGCTCGATGCGGCCCTGGTCGGTGGTTGGACCTCTGCCCCGGCCTCCCCCCCTCCCCCCGTACGGGGTCATTTTTCTAACCGATCCGCCGATGGCTGTATTGGACGCCGAATTTTGTCTCAAAATGACTTTTTGGCCGAAACCTCCAACGATTCCGCGCAGTTAGCCGGATGAGTGCCAAATCAACCAAAAGCCGCAAGCTCTCCGTCCTGCCCGGCGGCCGGTCGGCCAAGCCTGCGCCGCCCGCGCCCGCTCGTGTGCCGCGGATCGCTGAAGTGTACGACGCACTACAGCAAATGATGCTCGGGTTGGGAGCGGATGCACTCGAGGAACAGGGTCCCCTCTCGGACGAAGAGGACGAATACGCCCAGGACATCGATCGGCTTGCGGGTGTCGTGGCCGAGGTGATGGGCAGGGCGCGCGACTCTGTCAACTTTGTCGCTGGCTCGGCGCTGGCGGACTGGACAGAGGTGTTCCAGATGCCGGCATCCCAGCAGCCCGAGGATCCATACGCTCGACCGCTCTGGTTGCTGGCCCGCGCGTGGCACACGATCCAGTCAATCCGAGCGGGCGCCGTCAAGAATCCGAAGGGCCATCTTCGTGCATGGCGCGCGTGGCGCTCGGTGATCCAGAGCGAGCCGCTGGACGTGCGAATCGAGGCCGCCCGCAAGCTCCAGAAGGAGCGCAAGGACTTCGTCCGGCGCCAGGGGCCCGCGCCGGTAGCCGCCTGCTCATCTCCGGGCATGCGACTCTAAACCACCACCGCAGCTACCTCCGCCCCTATTCCAGGGCGTGGCGTCAAAGCGCGATATGGCCTGGGATGCCCTGGCCATGCAGGAGGAGCGGTCAAGCATCGACCGTTTCATCGACCTGCGCATGGAGGTCTACGCCCCCGACCCTGACGACTACCGCCAGCCGGGGGAGCTGCTGCTTGCAGTCGGTGGGCGATGGGACCGCAAAACTCGCCAATATGTCGGCGAGGCTTCGACGTGCGTGCGCGTGATCGTAAGTCCCGCGCAGGAGGAATGCTCCCGCGCGCTGGCCGCCTGGCTGCCCAAGCATCTCGAGGTGCGCCGGCGCCGCAATGATGGCGCGCTGGCGGATGAAGCGCTGGCGGACGTTTGGGGCCCCGACCCGATAACGTCCTTTCTTCTGGCCGGCGGCCGGCGCTCGGGCAAGTCGCACGGCTTGAGCTGGTTCGGCTCGGCCTTTGCGCTGGCGGTGCCCGGCGCCCGCATCGTGCTCGTGTCACCCAAGCTCGACGATACCACCGAGCTGCGCGACCTCATCGAGCTGAGCTTCACGGCGACCGCATGGCGCGAAAGCAAAACGGACTTGATCGAGTTCGTGAACGGGTCACGCATCGAGTTTCTAACGGCCGCCGCGCGAAATCTGAAGATCGGACCGTGCGACATGGTGGGCCAGAACGAGGCCCAGATGCAAAGCGCCACCTCGCACGAGGAGCTTGCAGGCAACCTGATCGACTCGTCCGGGCTGCTCATCGCCACAGCCAACCCACCAAAGCACGAGCTTGGCACCTGGGTTACCGCGTGGTTCGAAGAGGCCACAAGCGGTCAACGCCCGTGGGGGCCAGCCTTCCGGCTCGACCCCCGCAAAAACCCCCACGTGCCGCGGTCTCTTTTCATGCAGATGCGCCAACGCATGACCCCGCGAAAGTACCGGCGCGAATACCTGGGAGATTTCACCGTGCCCCTATCCGATGTGGTTTTCGAGCAGTATGACGACGGCATCAACCGGCTGATGTATCGCCCCCCGGGCTGGGAGGACGTGACCAAGGAGATTGCCGAGCGGTACTACGACCGAGCGGCGCGCTGGTTGGTGGGCGCGGACTTCGACAAGAAAGCCGGCTCTTCATGGGTGGGGGCGCGCTTCTACCGCATGGACCCCGACGATGCACTCGAGCAAGCCGTCATGTTCATCGAGCGATGCGGCACTCGCTACGTTGACGAGTCCGCCATGGCCCGCGCGCTCCATGCCGAGCGCGACCCCTACGGATATCCGGTGTTCACATCGGAAGGTACCATCATCGTCGGTGATGCGTCGGGCGCGTACCAAAACACCCAGCGGGACCAGGATGTTTCCCCGTCGTTCGGCTTCCTGATTGCCGAGGGATGGGAAGTGATCAAGCCCGACCCCAACATGCAGCGCAACCCGCGGAGGTGGGATCGCTTCGACGTGGCCAACCAGCTCTTGCGTGACTCCGACACACAACGCCCGCGGGTGTACGTGCTCCACAACGCTGTGGACGTGGTCAAGAGCCTGCGGACATTCCCGGCCAGAAACGGGCAGCCTGTGAAATACCACGAGACTGCGCACGTTGCGGACTGCTGGACCTATCTTGCATGGCGCAGGTGGGGCCGGGATAGCAGCCTATCGCAGCTCCCCCCGCGCACCGATGGGCCCGGGGTCGAGCTGGTGCCCCGCCCCAAACCACTGCTTTAGCGCGCCGGACAGTAACCGTAGCTGATGGGAACCACTATCACCCCCTCGGCCGTCCTCGCCCCGCGGCAATCGCTGGGCTACGGCGGCGTGTGGCAAGGCCACCCGGGGCATGGTGCGTCCATCGAAACGCTCAAGGCTGTGGAGCGGTTGGCCGAGCAGGGCCGGCCCGCGCAGCAGTGCGACCTTTACGACGATCTCATTCAGCGTGATGATGCCCTGGCCGGCCTCGTGCGAGCTCGCACCGCGGCGCTCTCCGGCAGGCCATCCGCCATCATCCCCGGCGGCGATGACCTGGACAGCCAGGCAGCCGCGGAAATCTTCGCCGAGCTGTGGGACGATCTGCCCGCGCGCCGCGTGATCTCGCACCATGCCCGCTCGGCGAACGTGTACGGGTGGGCATGCAGCGAAATCGAATGGACGTGGACCGGCACGCGCTACGACCCTACCGACCTGTATCAGATCCGCTCGCGCTTCTTCCGCATCGCGACCGAGTTCGATCGCGTGGTTGTGGGCGCGGTGCCGGATGAGCTGCTGCCCCAGATTGGGCTGTACGAGCACGAGGTCGCTCGGATGATACCGGGCAAGTGGATCGTCACGCGGGCCAACGACTCGGAGCTTGTAGCCCGGTCGAGCCTGATGCGCCCCTCGGCCCTCGCGTCGATTCTCAAGTCCATGGGCTGGGCCGGATGGCTGATGTTCGTCAACCGCTACGGGCTGCCCTTCGCAATCGCGAAGGTGCACGACTTCGCCAACGCGCAGGACGTGGCCACCGCACGAGGCATCCTAGAGTCCCTGGGGCGCGACGCCGGTGCAGTGGTTGCCGAAAACAGCAAGGTCACGCTCGACCTGAAAGACGGCGCGCAGCCTTCCAGGGCTGCATCGAGCGACGTGCATCAGCGGTTTGTTGATGGGCTCAATACCGGGCTCACCCGCATCTGGAACGGCGGCGTGCTGGCCAGCGAGGCCGGCGGCAACGGCTCCTTCGCGCAGGCCAAGGTGCACGACGGCATCAGGGTGGGCAACATCCGAGAGGATGCCGACCGGGTTGCCGATTCGATCCGAGAACACCTGATCAAGCCCTGGATGCGCATCAACGCCATCCGTGGCAAAGCCCCCCACCTGAGCATCAAGCTATCCCAGGTCCAGGACGCCGAGACCGCGGTCAAGCTCCTGGTCGAGCTGGACAAGCTCGGAATACAGGGGGACCTGCAGCAGATCCAGGACCTGACGGGCCTGAAGCTCACAGCAAAGGAAAGCCCCAGTGGCCAAGCCGAATGACGCATTGATTGCCAGCGCGATGCACGAGCACGCTCGTGTATCCGCCATCAGCTACGCCCTGGCCGGCCAGGACGGGGCTGTAAGCCTTGCCGCCGGTGAGGACAAGGACGCCCAGCGCAAAGACCTCCTGGCCCGTCTGCGGGCGGGTGAGCCCATCGAGCTGGTCATCACCGCCGAGACATACGCCCAGGGTGAAGGCGTCCGCAACGTCAACAACGTGGAGATGTCGAATGCAGCGCTCGCCGGCCTGGCGAAGACTGCATCAAATACGCCATTTCAACGGGACCACAGTCTGGCCACCGAGGATAACGGCGGCTTCGTCGTCAAGTCCAAGGTGGAGAACCGCGACGGCGTGCGCGTGCTGGTCGAGGATATCAGGCTCTCGGCCCGCTGGGCAGTGGAAGCCGTGCTCGAGGAGCGCATGCGCGCATTCTCGATCTCGTGGCGCGCCATGTCGCTCGACGACGTGATGTGCAGCCAGTGCAACGCAGGCATTGCGAAGTGCAACCACTACCCCGGCGATCGGTATGCCGCCAAGAACGGCGAAGAGCTGATCACGAGATTTGTCTACAAGTCGGCCGAGTGGCGGGAGCGCTCGTGGGTAATCAACCCCGCGGTGCGCAACGTCACCGGCACCCGCGACTGGGCCCAGCTCGCCGAGCTGCGCGAGGCCCGCAACCCTTCCGAGAAGACGGAGCACAACAAGATGGATAAGATTGCAAAGCTGCTGGGCCTGAACGAGGACGCATCGGCCGAGAACGTTGCGGCCAAGGTGCATGATCTGGTCGTGGCCCAGGAGACCCTGGCCGCCCGCGTCGATGACCTCACCGAGGAGCTGAAGGACCGCAACGAAGTGGCGGACAAGCTCAAGGCTGCCGAGGAGAAGCTGGCCGCCGTGGAGACCGCCAAGCTCTCGGCCGAAGCCGACAGCGAGATCGAGCGGCTGGTCAAGGATGGCCGCCTGCGCGCCGGGGGCAAGCAGGAAGCACTCGTCCGCAAGCTGTACTCGACGAGCCCCGAGCTGGCCC